GTAGACGCTGAGCCTAAAAAAACCGTGTCCGTTGTGTCCTTTTTGCGACTATTACAGCCTCGACATGCAGCAACCAGATTATCCAACGTATCTTCGCCGCCCTTGCTCTTGGGATATACGTGATCAACTTCAGTAGCAACGTCACCACAGTACGCACAAGTATACGCATCACGATTAAGTACCCTTATCCTTATCTTCTTCCATTGTGCAGTAGATCTATACTGCTTCTTACTTAGTGCCATCCTTTACGCTCCCAATGTGCTAACGCTTTGCATGGCTTACCATCGTATCTATGTGCAATATATTTCAAATGCACATCTATCTGTTTCATTGGACTAAGTGTCCCATACCACGCACTACGCATTTGACCTAGACCATAATGAGATCCATTACGCGCAGTATGTGACCATCTACTCTCATGGTGGATAAGCCAGTTATAGCATTGGAACTGTTCCCAGCTTAGTTTGTTATATGCGTGTAGTTTGATATTCATAATGTGTAGTGGCTTTTGGGAATATGCTTTTTGATTAGCAGCGAAACTAAACGTCATTAGCAAGGCTAAAATGACAATAGCGCGGCCTAATGCTCGACCGCGTAGTGCGCTGCCCCTCAGGCGCGCAAGCGTTCTGAGCATAACACGCTTGTCAAGTCGAGAACAAAACCGCAGGTCAGAGGCTTGAATTGTCGACAATTTATTCATTTTACGAATAACACCCAATGAGTACCCATGCGTTTGCCGGACGGATGACCCAAAACAGGCTTTTGATTAGTCAATGCCAATACTTCTTTCAATGGGACTGAAGTTTCATTCCATTTGAATATCAACGTCCCATCCTTGCGTAAAACCCTGAAACATTCGGCAAAACCTCTGGATATATCCTTCTGCCATGTTTGTTTATCTAATACGCCATATTTCTTGCGTATCCATGATTTCTCGCTCAGATTGAACAAATGCGGTGGGTCAAACACAACGCACACAAATTGCTCATCCTCAAATGGTAATGCCCTGAAGTCCATTATTTGATCAGGTCTTATGTGTATAGTCTGACCATTGGTCAATAGGTGTTTTTCTTCGCCCCGAATATCGCCGAACAAGACACGATCGTCCTCTTTGTCAAAGTAAAACGATCTCATTGACGATGCCGGATCCAGTATTTTTTTCAATCTTTACCCCATCCTTTTCCCTTGAAATGTGCTGGCGTAGCCACATATATCTTGAACATCTCACTCTTGCATTGACCACAAACTAATGCGTAATCATCCACTTTTTCTATCGGTATGGTTATTTCGGTGGTTGTGTCACATTCTCGACATTCGTAATCAAATCTTGGCATGAACTACACCTCACTCTGTTCCCATATATCCACAAGCCACAACCATAGCAGCGGTGGATAAGTAACGGCTCAGTAGCCACTAGCTTTAAGTAAGTAGACTAAATCAGACAAGGTGAGCACAGCAACGAATTGATCTACTGACTTCTCACCCTGTCCGTTTAGGCGCAGAACACCTACGCCCATCCCTTTAGTTTTGCGATCATGAAGTTGGCGCATAAGCCCACCAAGATCTAGTTTAGTGCGAGCTTTAATCTCTATGTCAAGCCCACTAATGCCAGTAATGTCAGAGCCGTCACGCCCTGCTCCTACTGGTAGCGCATGCTCCCATCCCTGCTCACGCAGGTATTCGGCCACTATGCGCTGAGTTGCGTAGCCTCTGTGTTTTCTACTCTGACTTGCCATTTTCCTTCTCATACTTTTCTTCACATAGTCCACAGTAAATGTCTACCGGGAAATACGACATGCGCTTGCATCCTGCACAGAATCCGCAATTCATCCTGTTATCCGCCCTTCATCTTCAGGCCTGAAACTCCAGCGTCCACTTGGATCTAAGACCATCCAAATCGGTGGACAATGTTCAGCCTTGCGGTTATACGGTAATGGACACGTCCACCCCTTGTATGCTCCCTTTGCCCCTGAGCCTTCTCTAACTGTGCGTACACCATGCGCACATGACGGCACAGGCTCAGCTTTTAACTCGGTCTTGATTAAGTCCACAGCGTTATCAAATGCGCTGACAACATCTGCCGGTGGCTCTATCGTGGTATCCCAAACAATCTCATTGTCAGGATTGTTTTGTTTTAGGAATGCCGCTTGTTCCTCGGTGCGTACGCGTATGGGTTTTGGCTGACGATTTGCTTCAGCGTCCGCAACCTTAGCCATTTCCAAGCTGCTTGCTCGCTTTCCTTTAGCAGATAGTCCGAGATTTGCCAAACATCGTCCGATTGCAGAAGTTTCGCAGTTTTCAAACCAAAAATCGCGATCAACACCGCGATCCTTGCGACTGCCACGTGCGTAACCAATAGAGGAAGGCTGAGTATCCACATGAGTCCGAAAACATGTCGCTCTAAATACCACAATCCCTTTTTCTTCATCGTTGCCCACTAACTCCGTCAGAATCGCGCCATCGGGATAGGTTTCATAGAACTTGTGAATGCGCGTATCCACGTCCTCGTAATCGTTTAGGTTAAACATCTAGCTGTTGTTTCCCTTCTTTGTAGTCCAGTTGTTCCTTAAAGCTCCATATCGTGCCATCGTGCCACGTTTGGGCTTCCTTGGCACACTTGTAACAGTAGTGCCTCTCTATGACTTTTCCATGGACAAATGAGGTAATAGTCCAAACCGCCTGCTCTTGGCCTAGCGGATGATTAGCCCCAAATCTCAGTTTGTGATAGTCGCACCAGATTCCGCGCTTACTCTGCGTAATCTTTGCCATAATCAGCCCAGTCCGTTCCGATTGCCATTTCCCCGGCAAGCGCAGCATAGGAGACGAGATCCACAAAACTATCCCTTTTTGGAGTTTCCACGATTCTTGAGATCTTGACCAATGCCATGCAGATACACACGTCCAACGGGTCAATTTCCCTGCCGAAATAGCTAGCCCATAACTCAGCGATTCGCTTGATATTGACTGCCGGGTGTCCGTAGTCAAGTCCTCGCTCATCGAGTATGTCTTTTGCTTCATCGAGGATTCCTTTGGCTGAATGATCCTTTTGCCCTGTTCCATCCATGCGCGTAGCCCTTCTTATAGTATTTTTCCTTGAGGTTTTGAATCTGTACGTACACTAATGAGCTGACAATTAGCAGCCCGAAGCACACGTAAACTATCTGATCAGGCGTTAGGTTGTGTTTCATATCGCCCCTTTCGTTAAGCCAAAGGTAGGGCAAAACACAGATGGCCGGGATTGATTCCGCGGCGTGTTGTATAACGGTTTGATAACTTTAGTAAAGGCGTTTTAGCAAGAAATCGGCCGTAACGCCCTCTGGCAGGCCTTCGCCCCAACTACCATGTAATTTGACCATCTCTAGACAAAAGTCGCTTAAATCGGCCTCAGAAGCGAAATAACGGTCACTTTTAGCCCTATTGCACAACCGACAAGCAGCTACAAAATTATCGGCTGCATTTGACCGTTTCCATGCGTAAGGCACAAAGTGATCCCATTCGACTTGAACGTCATCTAAGGGCACATTACAGTAGGCGCAGCGACAATCTTGTTCTACAAGGATTTTATAGGCTAGGGTTTTGCTCGGCTTTTGCTTACCATTAGCCATAACGCTTACCTTCAACAATAAAGGATCCATCTCGCTCTATTGGTATGGCAATCGGTTGGACTCGCTTGCGGTCAATATAAATCAGACCGAATCCTTTTTGCCAATTCATTGTGCCTCGAGTGTAGTAAGCCTGTGATTCGTCCATGAGATGACCAACTTCGAAACCTGTAAGAATGCCATTCACCTCACCGCCTGAAGCTGTGGTAAAAGATGAAATCCCCTGACGATGCGTATGCCCACACAAAACATTCTTTCCGTGGCGTTTTGCTGCCTCTAATGCAGTCAAACCCCCATGTGGCTTAGTAGATTGTTCATCGCCATGCACCATAACCCAGTTGTCATGAAACTGGTATGGCTTACGGTGGAAGGTTATACCTAAAGCATCAAAGCCCATGAAGTTTTCATACTGTAATTCGGGCAGCCCGATAAGCCCGGGTAGGCGTTTACTTAGTGAGTTATAGAGTCTGTCGGTGTGGTTGGATCGGACGATATGTGTGATGCCCAATTCGTATAAGACGGTCTGAGCTGTGTCACGATCTCGACCAATGGTTCCAGACCACTCATCTCTACCGGATGACCAGCGGCTAATTGTTTGAAAGTCGAGTTCATCGCCCACGCATAGAACGTCATCAGGCTTGTATTTGCGGATGAAGGCTGAGATATTTCGGACGGCTCGTT